AGTCCCCAGACTGTACAGCCACACACTCCCTCATTAATGAGTGGCAGTGACCCTAACCTAATTTCCACAAATCTCCAGGAAGAAACCTGGTAGCTCCTGACTTATATACCGCCGGCAGCGGTTCCTAACTACCCATAAACTAACTCAAAATTCACAGCCATCTATTTAAGGCTGGATGACTTGGTCTCGGTGCGTCGACTAACTCGAGGCACCAAAACCTCATCTTCTAAACTATCATGTTGTTTCTTTTTATTATCACTAAGTGGATAAAGTGACGTATTTATAAAAGTATTAAATCCACATAATTCAACATCTATATTCATATACAAATCAGCATATATAGTGCCATTGGCATCAGTACCATTGATAACCCCAGCAACAACAAAAGCACCAGCAAAAGCTAGTCGCAAATCAGCATTAGGGGTCGAATAAATAATAGGAGTAGCAGCTCCAGAAAAATCATTTGCCATATAAAATTTTGTCTTCTTATCAACCTGGGCAGCTGCAATGGTGCAGTCTCGATAAAGCACATCAGTGCAAGATGAAGTCAAACTACCAATTTGTGATTCGGTAGGCAATCCTTGAAAAGTATTTGAAACAGCGCCAATCGATTCTGGCCACAAAACATCTTGACAATAACCCAAGGTCACAACCGCCTGATTCAATGTATTGACACGAGGTTTGAGCGTCAAAGAAACATGATTGACATAAAACTGCTGAAAACACAAACACATATTAGCAATATAAGGCGGGAAATAAAATGTCATGGAAGGATTAATTGGCAACACGGGATCATAGTGGGTGCCATCGCCCATGCTCATAAAGCATGGTTGCACGACAGTACCACCTCCCAATTTTGTAAACGACTGCACACCAACTTGTCCAAGACGAAAATGGACTTTCATACGCATGCAACCAGGAGCACGCCCAGTAGTGAATTTTACCAACGGCCCAGCTTGAGCATTCTGTGCATAGGATACGGCTGGAAAAGCTTTCTCGGCCTTAAACATTCCTGCAGTTTTAGGCGTCGAATAAGCACGATTATTTATCATAAATGGTCCCGGGCGTCGAAAATAACGCACGGGTCTTCCTCCACGGCCACGACCACGGCCTCGGCCACGGGCTGGTGGTGGAGTCTTCTTTTTAGGTTTCTGAGTACGCGGACGGCGTTTAGACTGAGACATGTCAAAATCGACACGGGTTTTATTGTTCGCGTACTCGCGAGTAGAACGCGGCAAGGGATCGAGCAGCGTCTTAACTAACGCACCACTAGTAGCAATGGCCCCGCGCCCGATAATTTCCAAAGGTTTATAGTAAAATGGAACGTCGCTACGCAAGCCACGTTCAAAATAGTCATAATTATCACGGTATTTATTCACCGAAGCTGGCACAGCTACACGAATATCAGCCCAATCTGACGTACCGAAAGGATTTCGATCGCCAAAATTCATTACGGGCGGTCATTAATGTACATAATGATGAAAATAATAGCGCATATCATCAGTACAAAATTGAAGTATTAATGGGCTACTAATAGGTGCAAACTCAATACTACTCAAATGTTCCTCAATGGCAAGTTGTACAGAAATGGGTATGGAATAAACTTCCCTCATCAATTCACGCGTGGAGTTCTCTATATCAAACATAGTCTTATCCAATTGCAACGCCGCGCGAGCTATCTCACGCTGATAAGAATTGAGAGATTGATCAATAATAGGTAACACACCCAAGGTCAATTCTAAAATGCGAAAAGCAAAAGGTTGAACAATAGGGCAACCAGGATACTGATATAATAAACTTAATGCTTTCGCTCGGGCCAAACCTTTCCAGGTCGACGGGCGGTTACGATAAACACAGTTAAACCAAGAAAAATTTAGAATTATCTTAATAGGGTCACAAACCACCCGAAAATGACGATAATCAAAGATCTGTCCACAAAAACTAGCCAAATTGGGACGAGGAACATAAACCATCTTAATATTAAATCCAAGGCGAAAAGTAGTAGTAGCATTAATCATTGGTCCAATATATGACACAATACAATCATCGCCCTCAACAAACATACGAAT